ATGATGCTCCTCATTCAGGGCGAGCATGAGACCGCCAGCGTGATAATGGCGAACCTTATGACTCTCGTGAACGACTTGCGGGACACCGAAGACCAAAGGGAACAAGATGACAAACCTCGCATCGTGCTTCCAGGATCTTGACCAAAAAGAGCGGATCTATTGCGAAGGTCGCTTGTCAGGACTGTCGAAAGTAGCTTCCGCACGCGCCGGGGGATGGAAAAATCCCGCCAAAATGGCGTACGAGATCGAGAAACGGCCGCATGTAATGAATGCGATCGTCGCTGCGACGCAAGTATATGCCGAAGAGGTTGGGTACACTCGTCGCGAGGCCCACGACATGCTCATGCAGGCGTTCCGCAACGCCGATACGGCCATGGAGCAGATCGCCGCGGTCAGAGAGCTGATTAAGCTCCACGGAGTGCAAGCGCCGATCGTGGTCGAGCACGAGCACACGCATACTGGCGCCGTGCAGCTGGAGAATATGCCTCTGGAGCAGCTAATGAAGCTGGCCGGGCAACAGGGACTGACGCTTGAGGGGGAGTTTGAGCGCGTCGCCGATCGGAAACAGGAATTACTCGAAATGGATGGCAAGGATGCCGACGGATCAACCGAAATATCGAGCTGAATGCACCGCGTGTAAGAAAATCACGCTGCATTGGGAGAAAACGGGGCACTGCTCCGTTTGCGCTGATGTAGAGGGCAAAGAAATGCTCGCGGCCACGCAGGCGCAGACCCTGCTGGCTAAACAAGCGCGAGTATTGGAAGCGCGACGTATCAAGAAGCGCGCCAAAGCGCGCGAACTATACGCGCAGCGCGAACTGTCGCAAGAAGAGGCCGCAGCAGAGGAAATCCACAAACGAGCCCTTGCCAAGCGGCATTTGCTGGCGTTCGTGCAGCGATACGAGCCGCAATACATCGCCGGCTGGGTCCACAAGCTCTTGTGCGAGGAGTTGATGGAGTTCTCGCGCGCGGTATGCGCGGGCGAATCCCCCCGACTTATGATCACCATGCCTCCCCGGCACGGTAAATCGCTCGTGGCATCCCAGTATTTCCCCGCATGGCACTTGGGCAACCACCCAGAGCACGAATTCATAAACACGAGCTACGCGCAGTCGCTCCAGATGGATTTCTCGAGAAAAATCCAGGAACTGGTCAAATCGGAGGATTATCACTTACTTTTCGGTAACTTAGGCATCACCAAGAAGAACGAGGCCATCGAACGATGGAGTTTGTTCGATTTGGATAAGAACGCCCGTACGGGGGGTGGGGTGCTAGCGGCCGGCGTCGGCGGGCCGATAACCGGGCGCGGAGCGCATGTTGCGATCATTGACGATCCGGTGAAGAACCGCGAAGAGGCTGAGAGCCAAGTTGTGCGCGAGGGCGCAAAGGCATGGTACTCGTCCACGCTTTACACTCGACTGGCGCCCGGCGGCGGCATACTGGTCATTCAAACGCGATGGCACGACGACGACCTGTCCGGGTGGCTGCTCAATGAAATGGCCTCAGCTCAGAAGGAATTGAATGAGACTGGCGAGTGGCCAGAGGATGCTGACCGCTGGAAAGTCGTCGATTTCCCGGCAATAGCGACCGGCGACGAGGCCTATCGACTCCGTGGGGAAGCTCTCCACGAGGACCGATATCCGACCAAAGCGCTGCTGAAAATAAAACGCACACTTGCACCACGCGACTGGGCGGCTTTATATCAGCAAAACCCGCAAGTCGAGGAGGGGGCTTACTTTGAGAAGAAAGATATTCGTTACTATGTATCAAACCCTCCAGAGCACTTAGATGTTTATGTCGCCGGCGACTTCGCTATTTCGAAGTCAGATCAGGCGAACTGGACCGTTTTTCTCGTGGCGGGGCTGGATGAAGCTGGAAACATCTACATGCTCGATGAATACCGTGGGCGGTGGAACGCCAATGAGATCATCGATGTGATGTTCAAAATCCAGGATAAGTACCATCCGCGTAAATTTGGCTTGGAAAAAGGCCACATATCGCTTACTATGGACTCTTTCCTGCAAAGCAGGATCCGGGAAGAGAAACGCTACGACTTCCATTACGAGGAACTCAAACCCGGCAAGGCTGATAAGCAGCTGCGTGCGCGATCGATTCAGGGCCTGATGTCGCACGGTAGAGTTCTCTGGCCAGAAGGCGCCCTGTGGGTAACCGCGTACATCAATGAGTTGTTGCGGTTCCCGAACGGTGTAAATGATGACCGCGTAGACGCCGCTGCGTGGCTCGGCAAGATGCTTGCGACCAAGTCCTACACAGGTGCTTCGAAGTCGAAAGACGAGAAGAAGAAGCTCAAGGGCTGGAAGTCAAAGCTGAAAGGCTACGTGGCCGGAAATAAGGCCTCAAACAACGCAATGGCGGCATAAGCATGGCACTTTTTAATGAATTCGGTGGCGACGCCCTAAGCACAGCAATCAGTGCCGGCGACGTTCAACCACAATCGATTACAGAAGACGAAGTAGTAAAAACACAATGGGCCGCGTACATACGCGCCCGCGACGCAGGCCACCTTGAATGGGTGGAGGAAGCGCGAAAGTACGACGACTACTACTTTGGTAAGCAGTGGGACCAAGACGTTGCAGATTCGCTGGCAGCGCAAAATCGTCCCTCCAACACGATCAATCTCATCCTGTCGACGGTCAACACAGTTGTTGGCGATTACATCAAGTCGCGACAGGATATTTCGTTTCAACCGATGGGCAAGGGCGCGAACCAAGAGACCGCAGGTTCGTTGCGGTTTTTGTTCAAGCAAATAGCGCTCAACAACAAATCCGAACAGAAAGAGAAGCAAGTCTTTATGGACGGGCTTATCCAGGATCGCGGATACTTTTATTACTATCTCGACTTCTCCGACAACGTTGAAGGCGAAGTCCGTGAAGAAGTGCTCGATCCGACTGACATTATTCTTGATCCCGGCGCGAAAGAGTATGACCCTGAAACTTGGTCTGAAGTCTTTATATCACGCTGGATGACACCGGAAGAAATCGGCGCACTCTATGGAGTGGAGTTCCGCGACAAAGTTTCCCTAATGGCCGCTAACGGCACTTTTGGTCATGACTCTCTGGAATGGGAGGCGCCGAACTTTGGTGGCAATCACTTCAACTCAGAAGTCTTTTTCGCTTCGTCTGAGGAAGAAGTCAAGCGCGTCAAGCGCGTTCGTGTTATCGAGCGCCAGCACAAGGTGCTCACGCGTACAGCGTTCTTCGTTGACCGCAAAACTGGCGACATGCGCCGCGTGCCCGCTGGTTGGACATCCGAGCGCGCGAAAGAGTTTTCTGAACGCTTAGGCATTCACATGATGTGGAAGCCCGAGCGTCGCGTTCGACAAACGATCAGTGCTGACAGGATCCTGCTGCATGACAACTGGAGCCTGTTCAATAGAATATCGATCGTTCCGTTCTTCCCGTATTTCCGTCGCGGCCGTCCATTCGGCATCGTGCGGAACCTTATATCGCCGCAGGACATGCTCAACAAGGTAACGTCGCAGGAACTGCACGTTGTCAACACCACAGCGAACTCGGGTTGGATGTTCAAGAGCGGCTCGCTTGTGAACATGGACTCGGACGACCTTGAACAGCGTGGCGCTAAGACCGGCCTCGTCATTGAGTATGAGGACGAAGCGCCAGAGAAGATCACCCCGAACCAGATTCCGAGCGGGCTCGACCGCATATCGGATAAGGCAGGCGTATTCTTCAAGCAGATCAGTGGCGTCAACGACGCACAGCTTGGCAACGTGCGCTCAGATTCGTCCAAGGCACTCGCTGACCGTAAGGCCGGCGGGCAGAATCAGCAGGAGATTCTCTTCGATAACCTCGAAATGACTCGCAAGCTGCGTGCTGAGATTATGCTGGAGATTATCCAAGCCTACTACACAGAGACGCGCCTCATCCAGGTTCTCGAAATGAACGAGGATGGCGATCTTGAGCAGAGTGAGCTTACGATAAATCAACCGCAATCTGTTGGTGGCGTTGAAGAAATCAAGAATGACCTTACGATTGGTGAGTACGCGGTTGTCATTACGCAGATCCCACGAAGGGATACGTATGACGAAGGCGTGTTCGAACAGGCAGTTCAGCTGCGCGAATTGGGAGTCCACATCCCCGACTTCGTGCTTATTCAGAATTCTCAGATCCCGGACAAGCAGGAGCTTGTGCAGCTCAGTAAGAAGATTGCTGGGCTCGCGGCCCCGACCGAGGAAGAGATTGCGCAGCAGCAGGAGATCGATGCTCTGCAAATGCGTCTGCTCACAGCCGAAGTTACGGAAAAAGAGGCGCAGGCTATAGAACGACAGGCTAATGCAATGCGCTATCAGGCCCAAGCTCGAAAGGCTGACGCTGATCCACAGGTCGATGTTTTCCGGATTCAGACAGAAGCCTCTACCGAAAACACGAAAACTATGGCACAATACCAATCCAATCAGCAGGATCTATTTACGCGCCTTGAACTTATGAGGAATAAGACAGGTAGCGCAGAACGGATCGCACAGATTGGATCGATGACAACGCGGGTCAAATCGGGCTTAGATCGCCGAGTTGGCCTAGAAAAGGAACTGTTGAAGCTAAAGCATCAACCTAGCGCCCAGCCGGCTAGTAAGAAACCGGGCTGATAATAATCCGCCCAAGAGGCGTTAAAAGGAGCACGACATGGGAAAGAAAGCAGATCAGCCTGATCAGCCGGCGCCGAGCGCGCCTAAGTCCACCGAAGCGATCGAAGAGGAACGACTCTCTTACCTCGGGGGCACCACAGACGACATTGATGGCGAGGACCTCTCCGCTGAGGATCGAGGCGATATTGCCGATCCTGCAGAGATAGAGAAGGCCGAAGCCAAGCGAAAAGAGGAAGAGGAAGCTGCCGCTGC